TGGTCAGGGCTATAGTCAAGCTCCAACTGTTTTCCTTTTTCGGTCTCGGTCTCGGCCACGGCACAGGCATAGGCCACGGCGGCATAACCGGCACCATCCACAAAATCGTCCCGGTTGAGTTCGCCGGTCTTGCGTCGGGCAATTTTTAGAAGCTCCATCATGTTTGCAACGTCCGCTGCCGAGAGGCTCCCCTCCAGACGCTTGAGGTAGGCCGCCCACAGGTCCGCGATATTCTGGTGGTTTTCCTCCGTGGGTCCGTATCGGGTGTTACGGTCTCCTGTGACGAGATCGAGGGCTTCTTGCAGAATATCTGCTGGCATTGTTTTCTCCTTAAATAACATTGTTTTCTCCTTAAATGATCCAGCCGCGCTGGCGGTTTTCGGGGTGTTGAAGGTACAGGTTTTGCTTGGCCCGGGTAATTCCGACGTAAAGAAGGCGGTGACCGCTGTCGGGATCTTTTTGAAAAGTCGCAAGGGCATTTCCGGTCAGACTGAGGTCGAGGAGGACGTTTTGGGCTTCGCCGCCTTTGGCTCCATGGATTGTGGAAATTTTAATCTTGGGTTCTTCAAAAATGTTGACGCCGCGTTTTTGAAGCGCGGTGGCATAGGCTCGCGGCTCATCTTTAATGCGGTCGAGAACGGTTTGCCAATCTCCTTCCCCGGTCAGGCCAAAATGCTGGCGAAGGATGTCCAGCGTAAAAATATCACTTTCGTCGGCGGCTTTGAGCTGGGATTTAAACCCACGCTGGAGATTGGGGCCGACACCTATATGGTCGTAGAGTTGTAGCGCGTCTTTGTGCGAAAGACCTTCGCCTTTGTTGAGGTGGGCCCAGCTTTTAATGGCTCCAAGGACTTTCTTTTCCAGTGAGGGGTTGCCTCCCCGGGTAAAGTAGTGACCGCTTTTTTTGAGAAAATCGGCAAGAGGGTCCATCATAAATCGAGCCTGCGAAAGGCATAGCCAGTCTTCACCATTATTGAAATCGAGGCTGTCCGGCGTTGACACATGCGTAATCGAGCCATTTTCAGAGCGCGGCTTCCATCGTTTCGGGTGACGGCGGCGGATGCGACGGGCCACGCGGTCTGCGATATCGTGGACGGCGCGGGGAATTCGGTAGGACTGGTCGAGCACTTGAGAGCCGCCCTTGAGACCGAGAAAACGGCTGATTGAAGCCCCGGCCCACTGGTAAATTCCTTGGTCGTCGTCGCCTGCAGCGAAACATTGGTCGCTGCTTTCACTGATTCTTGTCAGCAGCTCGTGTTGTAAAGGCGTGAGGTCCTGGGCCTCGTCGATAAAGCTTGTGTGAAAAGAAGGAATAAGCGAAGGCTCTTTGACAAGATTGATGATCATGTCGGTAAAGTCGAGTAGTCCGTGGAGTCTTTTAAATTTCTCGTACTCGCTGTAAATGTGAAGAAAGTGGTACAGCCGGATGTTCAGCCGGATGTTGGGATTATTGTAGGCTTTTTCAGGACCTTCAAGTGAGGAACGTGCGAGGTCGATACAGCGCATGACAGGCTCGTTGCACCGGAGCATTGTAAAGTTTTCGTCTTGGGTACGCTCCATGAAATTGAGGTCGCCAATAGGCTCTTTCTTGGCAAATTCTCTAAGGTCTGATTCCTTTATAACGTCAGATTTGCTTAATCCCAGACAGCGAAAGGCCAGACTGTGGAGGGTCTGGAAAAAGGGAAAGTCATCGGAAGAGCGGGAAAATTTTTGGGAGGCCCGGTCCCGGGCTTCGTAGGCCGCTTTCCGAGTAAAGGCAAAGTACCCTATTTTTTTGGGGGACACACCTTCATCCAGCAGCTCTTCAACACGGTCTAACAGTGTTGTTGTTTTGCCGGTGCCCGGGGGTCCGAAATAGGTAAATACAGGTTTCAATTAAGGTCTCCTATTAAAAAGGAACTTCGTCAGCGTCAAATCTTGACGAAAAATCAGGTTCGATTTTGAGAAAGGCCGGAATGGACCAAACCCGGATGGGCCGCTTTTTCTTGCTTAACCACATCTGGTCGCTTTGGCCGCCCATATCTTTAAGCCTCTGGGCAATCTTGTTGCTTTTGTACTCAAAGAATTTCTGTTGGCGCAGGAAGGTTTCCAAATCAATGAGGCGGAAATAGGTCCGTCCCTCTTCTTCATCGGTCCATGGGCGGCGGAGCAGGATCTCTTCTTTGTCCATCGCGGACTGCATGTGGGTACAGAATTCTTCAACAAAATGGAAGAACTGGCCCTTGATTGAAGCGTCTTCTGATGAGGTTATAATAGCCCCTTCCGTCTGGGTCATTTGGACGAGCAGGGTGTTCATCAGGGCTTCCCAAGCCTGACGGGTAATGGTGCGTGGCATGAAGTTGATTTGTTCCATGCACAGGATCTGAAACTTCGGCTGGCGCTGAAGGGCTTCCGTGTCAAGTTCGACCGGCTTTCCGTTCACGTCCAAAAACCATAGCGGTGGTTCGCTGTCGTATTTTCGGAGGTTGGCGATTGAAGGGGTGTTGGCCCCGCCGCCGACGCCATGCTTGCGGCTTCGGCAAATGTCCTTGTTGCAGAAATTGCAGATAGGCTGGTCAGCGCATTTATACTGGTAGTCTTTCTTTTTAAGCTGGTCCGCCACAATGTTGACTTCTTTGAGGTCGAGCGGCGGGTCCATGACAGTCTGGTTATACTCCAGGATCTTTGTTTCCCACTCGTCGGGGAAAGCTTTTCTTAAATACACACCTACATTAAAGAGGCCATTGTTCCGTGTTCCTTGCGGAAAGCCCTGCCGCATCAGGGCCTGCAGGCACGGTGGCCCATCACGCAGTTTTTCATCAACGTCCGGGAGGTTTTTGGGAACGAGGCTGCCGAGTTCTTCTTCGGTGATGGCAGAAGCTTGGGCCTTTTTCAGAAACTCTTCGAGATCGAGGGAGGACCCGTCGCTTTTGAAGGCATAGCGCAGGCCGTTTTCGTGGTTAAAGTAAGGCAGGTTTAAAAAGTTTCCGTTATCGCCGCGCTCCAGAACCAATGCAATTTGCTTGGGGAAGATTTCGGTGTTGTCAGCAAGCCCTAATTCTGAGCGCACTTCTTTAAGCTTGTTTTGTACTTTTTCAGCCTCCACCCAGTCTTTCAGAAAAAGGTACAGGTGGGCTCCGCCGGATTTGCTGCGGCAGACCACGAGCGGCAGTTCAAGTTTTTCAATTCGTTTGATAATTTCAACGTGGTCGAGGGGGTAGGTGTCAATGTCGATAGCTCCGAAGACGCAGAGATTTTTCTCGTTGATTGGAACGATTCCAATGCTCGATTTGCCTTCGAGGTGATCCTGATAGGTTGTCAGGGTCCGTGATTGGTGGACAAATTTGTAGTCACCGCCCTGCTTGCCATTGGCATCCTTTTTTGTCAGGTCAACGGCACCGTGGGCTTTTTCAAGGCCCCGGAACAGGTCGGCAAATTCTTTTACGGTTTCTGTTTCCATGAGAAAACAGGGAGGGCCCGGAGACCCTCCCCTATGCCCGGGTTTAGAACGGCACGTCTGAAGAGGAGGAGTCATCCTCTCGGACATGCTGGACTTTTACTTGCCCGGCCTTAATGGATTCCGCAAACAACTTGGCTTGTGAATAAATTTCGGGGCTCTCGATGGCCCCTTTCTTGCTGATTTGCCATCCAAACCAAGACCCGTTTTTGTTTTCCTCCGGAACCGTTTGGAGGTGCCAGATATGGGAAAACCTTGGGGGTTGGAACAACTTACCGTTGGCGTCCGTCATCTGCAGGGAGCGCATGGCCGAGTTCCACTGTTTGGACTTCTTGAACTGGGTTGACTTCATCGGCAGCAATGCCTGCTGGGTCATTCCGTTTTCATCCACCAGCAGTACATAATGCTGTGCGGTTCGTTCAATGTAGCGTCCCCCGCCGTCCACGACATAATCCTTGTTATCTTCCCCGCGCTCGTACTTGGGGAGTTCGTCGCCGGATTGGTAGATGGCAAAAGGCGCTCCGGAGCCGCTGGAACGGGGTTCCCACTCGATAAACTGGAGAGCATAGGCACAGTTGATAACGTCTACGCCGTCGGAGCCTTTTTGAATGGTCTTTGTGACCGTGTTAAAAATATCCCCCGCCTTGGCTCCTTCGAGATCGTCAAGTTCATCTGACATTTTCTGAAGGATTTTCAGAAAAGGAATAGCCAAGTCTTCGGTTGTCAAATTATCCACACCCACTCCCGCGTCGTGAGAAAAAAGGTCGGGTGTCATTATGGCTGGCGGTTTGCCGTTGCCACTCTTCGTCACTTGTTGTTTAGGCATTTTTCTTTCCTCGTTTAATGATAGCTCGTGTTGCAATGAAAGCCCCAAATAGATCCATAGGGATGGGGATACTCCCTTCTACGCATTCCCTGAGCCAGCCTCTTGAAGTCGCGGATTCGACTTTTTCAAGCTGGCTTGGGTTGTAGCCCTGCGACTGGCAGAAGCTGACAAACTCTTTCGCTGTTTCGTCCTCACCACGGCCAAACGTGACGGTGACATTATTCTTAACCATGTCACCAAACCCGTTGTCGCGGAGCCACTGGTAAGCTTCCTCGCGCCGGTCTTTCGGGATAGACACACTATAAATAGGCTTAACCGAAATTTTTGAACCGTCCGTCATTTCAAATTCGCGCAAGTTCATTTCTTCCAAGGCCTCTGGCAGTTGGTCGTCGATTATTGCGAAGAGCGACGCTTTAAGTTTCTTGAGGTCGCTTTCCGTATTCGAAATTTTTTCTTCCAAAACAGCAGCCTCGCCAGCGAGGCGCGAAACAGAATCAAGCTTGCCTTCAGCTAATGAAGAGAGCTTGTCGTCGGTCTGGGTACTGTCGGAAGACATTTGATCGAGGAGGTCATTCATCATATTCACCTTTTCATTTTGAAACAGTTGACTTAACTGCTGCACATCTTATATACTATCATCTGGGTAAAAACAAGATTTATTTGATGAAAAACTTTATTTTTAAAACCAAGCCCTACGCGCACCAGCTCAAAGCCTTTGAAATAAGCGCGGAAGCGGAGAATTTTGCGCTGCTGATGGACATGGGAACCGGGAAGACAAAAGTTTGTATAGACTCCATCGCGCATAACTTTGAAGAAAAACGAATCGTTTTTTCTTTGATTGTAGCACCCAAGGGCGTCATCGCCAACTGGATTTCAGAAATTGGGGCCCACCTTCCGGACCATATAGAACGGCAGGTTGTGCTTTGGAAACCTTCTCTGACAAAGGCCAAGCGCAAGGAGCTGCTGGATCTATCCGAGCCTTCCCCCAAGCTGAAAATACTGCTAATGAACATTGAAGCCTTTTCCACAAAAAAAGGCACGGATGTTGCATCCTTCTTTGTTAAAAAATTTTCCACCTTTATCGTAGTCGATGAAAGCACGACAATAAAGAATCGTCAGGCAAAACGCACAAAGGCGCTATGCAGCATCGGCAAAGAAGCACAGTTCCGGCGTATTTTAACAGGCTCCCCGGTTACAAAATCCCCCCTGGATCTCTATAGCCAGATGAATTTTCTCGATCCCCGCATTCTGGGCTTTAAAAGCTTCTACGCTTTCCAAGGCCGCTATGCTGTTGTGCAGCGGCGAACCATGGGCTCACATTCCTTTAATCATATTGTAGGCTTTCAGCGGCTCGACGAGCTGACGGAAAAACTGAAGACCTGCTCCTACCGGATACGCAAGGAGGACTGCCTTGATTTACCGGACAAGGTTTACACAAGCCGCCAAGTTGAATTGACCAAGGAGCAGGAAAAGGCTTATATCCAGATGCGGCACTTGGCACTGGCCCGTTTGGAAAAGGGCGAAATGGCAACGACTAAAAATGTACTAACCCAGATCATGCGTCTTCAGCAGATTTGTCTGGGGCATTTAACCGACGACGAGGGGCTTGTTCACGAGGTTCAATCAAACCGGCTCCCTGAACTTTTAAATATTTGTGAAGAGATACAGGGCAAAGCAATCATATGGGCGACATGGACCCGGGACATCCGCTCGATTGCCGAGGCCCTGCGCGACCGCTTTAGCGTACCAGCGGTTGCAACGCTCCACGGGGAAACCCCTGATTCCGAGCGCCAGCAGATCGTGGAAACTTTTCAGGATCGGCAATCGGAATTAAGGTTCCTCGTGGGGCACCCTAAAACCGGCGGCTTCGGCTTAACGCTGACGGCGGCGAATACGGTTATCTACTACAGCAACAGCTATGACTTGGAGTTGAGAATACAGTCGGAAGACCGGGCCCATCGAATCGGGCAGACAAACAAGGTAACTTATATTGATTTGATTTCACCCCAGACGATTGACCAGAAAATTGTTAACGCGCTTCGGGACAAAATCAAGATTGCAGATCATGTCATGGGCGAAGAGGCCCGGAACTGGTTAGTCTAGGTCCGACCACGATTTCCCGTCAAAAACCCGCGCTGATTTCCGGTTGTCCTTCTTGTTGACATAACTGCAATGGACCCAGCCGCTGGAAGGATCTCCCTCCCGGTAAAACTCCAGGATCAACTGGTCAAAGCTGCAATTGTCTTTTACCCATAGCGCCACGTCCTTGTTGGCAACCCCGGGTATTTCAAAATCGACGGCTTGGCCTGTGACGTGCTGGCTTCTGTCGGACGAACCGATAGCCCGGTTCAGTTCAAGGCAGCGGAAGCCGCTGTTGGGGGCAAAGGGGATACCGTAATGTTCACGCACCGGCTCCAGTATTTCATCGCAGACGAGGGTCAGGTTGTCCCGGGCCATGGTCCCGGGTTCGTTGTCAATGCCCTGCCGCTCGGCGGTCGAGGATTTGGAAAGCTCGCTCAGGGAGAAATGCTTGGATAGCTTCATCCAACAAGCTGCCTTCCCTTGCGTTTAACTGAAACGATGCCGCCATGACTGGCCTGAAAAAGTGTATCATAGGGCCAAAGCTTCTTCCCGAGTTCAATTGTTTTTTGTGACGCTTGGCCCGTGGGCCTTTGTGCCGGGAGCTGGCCCCCTCCAATTCCGCTTGTCTGAGCAAGCACAGAGGCGGGATCCGGGGGCCGTCCCTGAACATTGGAAGCCGTTTGTATTAGTCGCGGCTGTGACCGTGCCTGAACATTGGAAGCCAGCTCTTCAAAATCCTGCTCGAAAGGTTGTGTAATAGCTTCGTAGACCGCACCGGGCTGGTTTTTAACTTTTCTGCTAAGGGGCTGCACTAAACTTCGGTGCAGTTCTCTTTTAACTCTTTTCCAAAGAGTTATTTTTTCCGGCTCACTTAAAGCATTTGCTTTTTTCATCAGGATCCCGGCAAATTCAGAATCGATGAGGGCTTCCCCGACAAGTCTTGATACGGTTTGCCCCTGCAGGTTCCTTGCAACAATAGTGGCGGCGCGCCGTCCCATTCCTGTTGCAACCAAGGCATTTACCAACCCTGTCTTAGCGACTTGTAAACCTACCACACGACCTATATTACCTGCTATTTCTAAAAGTCCTGTAGCTTCAACTTTAGCTCCCGGAATATAGGCGTCTGATTTAAAGGTCTGGGCCTGATAAGCCGCGTTAGAAATTTTTCGCATAAGCTCGGGAGCATGTTCACCGTATAATTTGGCAAATAGCTCCATTGTTCTTGGGTTTTGTACAAGGGTGTGTAATTTATCGGCATCAATTAATTTAATGTCCACCTGTCTTTCACTCGCCGCTCTTTTGGCAACCTCTCCGGCTGGCGTATTATCCGTTCGATCTGATAAAATCTTCTTAAAGAAAGTTTCTGAAACGACGTTTTTAAAGCCTTCAAGTGCAGGGTTGGAGCCGTTTTTAAGCTCGCCCTTTTTTAAAACCTGCAATATATCATTGAGCATGGAATTCACGGAAACATCTGAATCCATGATATTGT